AAAATATATTATTAATTATATTTGATGCTTGTTTACGCATGTCATCGGTATAATGTACATAATTTTCTATGACCGTTGGCACTGTATCCCCTAATAAAGCGGATACAGTTTTTATATCTGCACCATGTGACAATAATCTTGTTGCATATGTATGTCTTAGTGAGTGCATGGAATATTTTTTACCTATAATTTTCCGCATTATTTGATTTGGATAACCTGCTGAACAGCCTTTATGAAATATACGAGATTTATAATCTTGTGGGTTTTGTTCCCCTTTCCAGTAGATAAACAATGCGGTAAGTGTTTTAGGAATGGGAATAACCCTATTTCCGTATTTGTTTTTTACGGGTGCAAATTTATTTAAAATATATTGTTTGTTAATTTTAATTGAGTTTTCTTCAAAATTTATATCTTGCCATGTAAGACCTGCTATTTCACTTTTTCTCATTCCTGTTTGCATGGCAACTAATATATATAAGTGGACAATTTTTTCTTTAGGTTTAAGTGCATTCAATAGCTTGTTGTATGTGTCATTATCTAAAGAAATACGCTTTTCTACTCTTTTGTCTTTAATATATGAAATTTGTTTTGCGGGATTCTCTTTTAATATTTTGTGTTTTACAGCGTGGTTTATTAGCAATTTTAATATAGAGATACATCTATTTATTGTCCCAATGCTATATTTTTCTGTTAATACATGTATTTGTTTAGTTATATCTTGATAACAAATATCTACCATTCTTTTGTCTCTTAATTCTTTTATTATGTTCGTGATAGTTTGATATGTTTTTATCGTTGTTTCCGATAAAGAGTTATTTTTATCTCTTAGATAAATCTGTTCTAAAAACTCCCCTAATGTAATGTTAAGTAGTGTTTTGTCTGTTGTAAGTCCTGATAATTGTTCTAGTTCTTTTATCATGGTCGCTTGATATGCTTTAGCTTCTACTTTTGTTTTAAATCCTTGTTTGCTTTTCTGTTTCCAATTTCTACCGACCTTATAAGAGCCGATTAACTGGTATCCATTATCTTTTTTTCTGATAGTAAAATTAATTTGTAATCCCATAGTCATTACTCCTTTTACATAAATTAAAAGCTCGCATGTATTGTCACATGACGAGCTATTTTTTATCGTACACATTGAACTATCAACTAATAGTTGACTGTTGCCGACATCTTGATTAATTTAACTATTGTTTATTTTTATTTATTTTTTGCCTAATCATTAAACAAATAATAGCTAAAAATGCTAAAGCGGTTAATACCATTCCGCATTCATTCAAAAACAATAACACCTTTAAAATAAATACCATTTTTATATATCCTCACGTTTTGAGCTGTTAAACATTCTGCTGATTAATTCCGAAACACAAACAACACCGACAACAATTGCGTGTATTAAAAAATTAATAATTATAATAGGTAGCATTATAATATTTACTGCAACCCCGATAATAAGCATTATGATTTCCATATTTACTCCTATCTTATAAAACAGCTTTCTTTGCTAAATGTTTTTAACAACTCTAATGTATCTTTAAGTGTAAGTGTTTTCTCGCCCTTGATACTATCTATCATAGTTGGGTTGTTTCTTAAGCACGTATGAGCTATGAGCAGAAAGGCAAATTTATTAGATTCATACTCTTTTTTGTCTTGCTTAGAAACAGATAGTTTATGTATATCAAATAAATGATATCCGCCTTTGTGAAGTATCACGTGTCCTAATTCGTGAGCAAGCACCACACTACGTTGATTATTATCTAAATCCGAATGTATTAATATAATCTTTTTATTTAACACTTTAACCAATAGTCCGTATGAGTCAATGCTATCTGTATGAACAACGGATATGTTCATAAATTTGCATAATTCATACGGGTTGTTTGTTTCATATTGTCTTACTATATCCAATACTAAAGGATACATACGTTTCATACTATTCCTCGAGAATTGTTTTTAATATATTTCTAATTTGTTTCTTTTCTTTATCGCTCAATTCTTTACCGCCATATGTCATATATGTAGCAGTAGAAAGAATATCTTCTATTTCTACAGTAGGTTCTTTTGTATCTTTTGTGGTGCTTATACTTTCTAATGTATCGGCAGTAATATTTAACCCTTTGCATATTTTAAGGATATTATCTATAGATGCTCCGCCTACGTTTTTTAAAATAGATAATAGCGTTGAATATGGCATATCAATTTTTAACGCAAAATCTTTAATATTACCTAAAGACTCTATTTTTTCTCTTAAATATTGTTCCCTTGTCATATTTAACACCACCCTTATATTACTGATAATATCATACAAAAAACGGTATTTCAACATTTTTTTATCAAAAACGCTTGCAAAAAACAAAATACCGTGTTAATATATAATCAACAAAACGAAATATCGTTTAGAAAGGAGGGCGAAATATGTATCCAACACTCAATGCGGAAATAGCTAGATTGGGAATGAGCAAAAAAACGTTTTCTAAAAAGTGTGATATCCCTTATAGTACATTTCTTAATAAGATTAACGGGGATGCCCCGTTTACGTTTAATGAATGTATTAGAGTAAAAAAAGCATTGAATACCAATTTAACCGTAGAAGAAATTTTTTTAAAGAACAACACGATATTTAATGTTTAATTTTAACAAGAAAACGAAATCTTATAAAAAGGAGATGACACAATGAATAATTTACAAGTATTTAAAAATAACACATTTGGAAATTTACGAGTAGTACAGAAAAACAATCAAACATGGTTTGTAGCAAAAGATGTTTGTGAATGTCTAGGACTTAGCAATTCGAGAAAAGCGTTAACACGATTAGATGCGGATGAAAAAGCTGATGTAACTTTAAGTGACGGCAGGCAAAACAGAAACTATGCAACTGTCAATGAATATGGGTTATACGCATTAGTACTCTCTAGCCGTAAGCCGGAAGCACATCAATTTAAACGTTGGGTGACACACGACATATTACCTACCATTCGTAAACACGGTGCATATATGACACCAGAAACGATTGAAAAGACGTTAACTGACCCCGACTTCATTATTCGCCTTGCTGCAGAACTCAAGAAAGAAAAACAAGCAAGAATCAAGGCGGAAGAAACCATTATACAGAACAGACCAAAGGTCTTATTTGCTGATGCGGTATCAGACAGTAACAGCTCCATTTTAGTAGGAGACTTAGCAAAGATATTGCGAGGTAACGGAATAAACATCGGACAGAAGAGATTGTTTGCGTGGTTGCGCGAAAACGGATTCCTTATGAAAGGAACAGAAAGCCGAAACATGCCGACACAAAGAGCGATGGAGATGGGATTGTTCAAGGTTAAAGAAGGAACTTACATTAATGGAGACGGAGTAAACGTAACCACCAAAACAACTAAAGTTACAGGGAAAGGGCAACAATATTTTATTAACAAATTCTTAGGAAATTAAAAATGAAAAAGCTATATACAGTACAAGAGCTTGCCGAGATAATGAACGTTGCCACAAACACGATATATAAATACGAAAAAACAGGACAGATTAAATGTATTAAGAATTTAAGACCTATGAGGTTTACGCAGGACGAAGTAGAACGTCTTATCGGCGAAGAGTTAAACAAAGAAACGGAAGAAGAAAAAAAGCTAAAGAAAGAAAACAAGAAACTAAAAAGCGAGATACAACGATTAAAGGGTCGATTAAATCGTATAGCGTCAGTTGCTTGTAGTGAGCTTGCGGAGGAGGTGGAAACATGGTAAAGAAAAGCATTTTACGGCGTATCAAATGGGATAACGTAGCAGTGGTGTTTACGTGGATAGTAGCTATTATCTGTATCGGTTATATGTGTTACAGCACAAAAAGCTATGCAGTAACTACTACAGATGGACTTGTCAGACACAGCTACACCTTACAAGTAGGTGATACGATTTGGGACGTGGCAAGTAACGTATCTACATCAAACGATGATGTAAGAGAGGTTGTATACAAGATACTTGAAGACAATAAGATATCTAATCCAAGTGCAGTACAGCCAGGACAAACAATTTATATTTACTTAGAAAGAAAACAATAAGGAGTAATAAAAATGAATAGAAAAACTTCAAAGGATGAGTAAACATGGCAAAAGGGATGGAAATTAAATTAGCCCCTAATATCGGCGAAACGTGCTTAAAAATAAACGATGGCGAAGAAATTCCAAAGATTGGAGATGTCATTGAATCTACCGCAGGTATTACGGGCAAAAAGAAACGAGTACAAATTATTGATATTGGAACTATAACGCCAATGTTTGGATATAAGATAGTCAAAATTTGGTTTAACAGAAAAATAAAAAAGGAACGCAAGCACAAAGCTTAACGTTCCCTTTCAAAAAGGAGTAACTAAAAATGAAATACATTTTTATTACTACCGATATTATATCACAAGGAGAAAAAAGATGGAATATCATTTTGAAAATTTATCAAGAACAATAGAAATAGTCAACAACAAATTGCTTATTGCTTTAGAAAAAATATTCGAGGATAACGGCGGAAGAGTGCTGTATACCACGCTTTACAACTTAACAGGTGGCGATGTGTTTTTGCGTGACCGTGTATTTATTGAACAGGTAAAAGGACGCATGGAAAGACAGGGAACTAAATTTGATGTAGTTGTTGATGTGAAGTTAACACAAGATGGATTTGATAAATTTTATGAGCCGTCACTGAAATTATCTGTAACACCTATTGATCCGACAGGTTATCCGTTAAGAGCAAAAACTGTAACAACAACGATAGGCTACTACATCACATCCATCGAAGAAGAAATAACAAGAGTGATTGACAATATGGACAAAAAAGCGTTTGAAGAGATGGAAGATCCCGATAAAAAAATGCCGTTTTAAAAAGGAGAAATGAAATGTATAGACCATTATATGAATTATCTAATGAATACAGAGCGTTAATCAATGAGGTTGTAGATACAGAAACAGGGGAAATCAAAGGAAGTGAGCTTGATTTTGGAGCACTTGTCGCCTTGCGAGACGACATAGAAAACAAAGTGAAAAATATCGGTATCTACTATAAAAACGAAGAGTCAGAAGCAGACAAGATAAAAGCGGAAATAGACCGCCTTACTAAACGCATGCGACATCATAAAGCGGAAGCAGAACGCAGCAAAAATTATCTAATGACATATGCGTTTGGTGTAAACGTTGATACCCCTAAGGTAAAAGTTAAATTTAACAAAGGACGAGAAAGCGTGAATATCATCGATGAAAAAGCTATACCGGACAAATTTATAAAAGTGACTTACACCCCGAACAAAACAGAAATCTGTAAACTTTTAAAACAAGGTGAAAAGGTCGCAGGTTGTGAGCTTGTAAGAAAACCGACAGTAAGCATTAAGTGAGGTATATATGGCAGAAAAAAAGACAGTACAGGCGGTTGAAACACCGCCCACTACCATGACAGGTTTAGAAAAATTATTACATATACAAGTAAATCTTGACGGGAATAAAGATTTAGATAACTCATTTGGGGGATATAAATACAGAAATTTAGATGGAATTTTAACCAAGTTAAAACCGTTTCTTAAAGAAACAAATACTGTAATACATTTTGATGATGGGTTCGAAGTTGTAGCAGATAGAGTGTATATAAAAGCGGAATGTTCGTTGATTGATGTTGATACAAAAGAAGTTATTAAAACATCAACTGCTTACGCAAGAGAGCCAGAAAGCAAAAAAGGAATGGACGAAGCACAACTAACGGGGACTTGTACCTCGTACGCTCGTAAAGATGCGATAAGTGCTTTACTTGCTATAAGCCCTAGACCAGATAATGACGATTTAGCAAGCATGGGAGAGGGCGGAAACGAACTCAAGCACAAGATGAAAGGAATATTACAAGGAAGGAATATAGATGTATTTGATTTTTGTAACGTGGTATTTAAAAAAGATTTCTTTGATATTTCCGTTAACATGGTCAATGAATTTTTAGCAAGACCAGACAGTGCAATTGACGTTTACGAAAAGATGAAAAATGAAAACAAAAATTAAAAACCTACAAATACGCTTTAACTCCCTTAATACAGCAATCTTAGAGGTGGAGATAGGTAAGAATAGTCTTGCCTATCTACCGCCCTTAGACAAAGAATTAACCGTTGAAATTAAGGAATATAAAAAGAAACGGTCGCTCAACTCTAATGCTTTAATGTGGGAACTATGCGAGAGGATAGCAAAAAAGATAGACAGCACAAAAGAAGACGTATATAGACAGGCAGTAAGAACAGTAGGAGCTTGTTTTGCGACAACCGTTGCAAGCGTGCAAGCCGATGGACTTATAAAGAGTTGGAGTATAAAAGGGGTTGGCTGGATAGCTGAAAAGATATCCGAAAATAATGGACTTACCGATATATTACTTTATGCAGGGTCTAGTACTTATACAACCGAGCAAATGGCAAGACTTATTAATTACTTGATGGACGAATGTGAAGAGTTGGGAGTAGAAATTGACACGAATACGTTTAAAACCTAAAGGTTATGAAAAGATATGTAAGCTCGTAGACGAGAGGGATAATGGGCGGTGCATTGTTTGCCATACCACGCAAGGGATACAACATCATCATGTTATTTTCCGTAGTGCTTGCGGAAGTGATTTACCTAACAATCTTGTATGTTTATGCAATAATTGCCACTCTATATATGCACATGGTAAGACCTCAAAAAAGTGGCAGAAGATGTTTATTGAATATTTAAACAATTCAAAACAAAAAGCGTATCACAAAGCAATAAACAAAGAGGTAAGCGAGATTGTTAAGCGATACGGGATTAACGAGAAGGTGAGGTGTATAAATGAGTGAAAATAAATACTATTGGATAAAGCTAAAAACCAATTTTTTTGATGAATCTACCATAGATTGGTTACAAGAACAAGAGCATGGATGTGAGTATATCGTTCTTTATTTACGTTTATGTTTACTTACTGCAAATAGTGGGGGACATTTGAGGAGACAAATCGGGGACATGCTTATTCCGTATGACATAAAAAAGATAGCCGAGCTTACAAAAATCAATAGCGATACTGTTATAGTTGCACTTGAGATTTTTAAAAAAATTGGACTTGTATATTGCTTGGAAAATGGAGAACTCTTAATTCCAATTATCCCCGATATTGTCGGGAGTTATAGCCAATCCAAAGAAGCTGTCAAAAAGAGAAAATACAGAAAATTAATAAAAAAATCGGTGGACAGATTAGGGGACAAAAAAGGGGACAAAATGTCCCCTCAAGCGGTGGACAAAATGTCCGACAGAGTAAAGAGTATAGATATTAGAGTACAGAGTACAGAGTATAGAGATAGAGATAGAACACAAGAAAAGGATACTACTAGCGTAGTATCCCAAAAGAAGACAACGAAAAGATTCGTAAAGCCGACTGTTGAAGAAGTACAAGCGTATATCAACGAAAAAGGATACAACATAGATCCTCACTGTTTCATTGACTATTACGAGAGTAACGGTTGGAAAGTAGGTCGCAACTCAATGAAAGACTGGAAAGCTACAGTGAGAAATTGGGCGAGGAACGAAAAAACATCAACGATACAAGCAAAGGTAAGAGCCGATTGGGAGAAAGACTGGAGCAACGAAAAAGACGGTTGGGGAGAAGATTAAAAATGCTTGAAAACGTAAATCAAATCATTGAAAAAATGAAGGTGGCGAATACAAACCTAAGCGAGGAAGAACTGAAAGCGTGGGAGCAGGAGAAACAGGAAGAAAAGGCACAAAAAACAACAAAAAGGATTAAGCAGGCGAACATTCCTAAGCGATATCTACAGGCAACTTTTGATAATCTTGGCCGATGGAAAGTTCCAAGTGATATACAAAAACACTATGAGGTTGTTAAGGAGTACGCTCTAGACTTCAAGGGCAATAAACGGAAAGGTAGCGGAATCATTTTCTCGGGGAGTGTAGGAAGAATGAAAACCACAATGGCGGTTGCAGTACTGCAAGAAATCATAAAACAGGGATATAGCGGATATTTTATATCCATGCCCGAGCTTATGGATAAGCTTGTATCAATGAGTAAGGGGAATTATGCGGAATTTAGAGCGTTTGAACATGCAATACAAACAACAAGCCTATTAATCCTAGATGACATGGGGGCGGAATATCCCAATGACTGGGTGTTAAACAAAGTAGATGCAATAATCACACATCGATATAATGCCATGCTACCAGTGATAATCACTACAAACCTAAAGCGGTCAGAGATGCAACAACGATATATGCAACGAGTGTATGACAGGTTGAAACAGACAAGCATATTGATTGTTGATGGTGGAGAAAGTTTAAGAGTGGCACTCAAAAATAAAGAAAAGGTGAAGTAAATTGATAGTAAGTAAAACTAAAAATCGAAAATTACATAGTAAAATTACCGCTAAGAATGATTTAAATTAATCACGAGTGGTATTTATCATAAAAATAATAAAAACGATTTAAAACAGCAAAATAAAGCGAATTTAAGAAAAGGAGAAAACAAGAAATGTTGAACAACGAAATAAGACTTGAGGGTAATTTGGTGAGAGATGTAGAAGTAAAAGCGACAAGCACTGGTAAAATAGTTGCTAGATTTACCGTTGCGTGCCAAAAACCAAAGAGAAAAGACGGTGCGGACGGTGGAGCAGATTTTGTTGATTGCATAGCGTGGGAACAACAAGCGGAAATTATAGGGAACAACTTTAAAAAAGGCGAGCGAGTATATGTAACTGGACACTACACCACAAATAGTTATCAAAAGCAGGACGGGACAAAGGTATATCAACATCCGATAGTCGTTGAACGTGTGTATAAACCGTTGTTTGCTAACACAAAAGGGAATTTTGAGCAGTTTGGTAAGGTGGGAAATGAGCCAATTCCGTTTTAATAAAATGTCTTTTTGAGGTAGTAATATAAATTGAATAATTATACGTAGATATGAATAAATAATACAATATAAGAGGGTGTAATTTTGAAACAAGAGGTTAAGTGTGAGTTATATAATGATAATTTCCAAAATTTCAAGCGTTATGGAATCCCAAAAGCACAACTCGTAATAGCGGATATTCCGTATAACTTAGGGAGAAATGCATATGCAAGTAATCCGTCATGGTATAAAGGCGGAGATAGAAATAATGGAGAAAGCAAGAAAGCTAATAAGGGATTTTTTAACAGTGATTTTAATTTTAATATTGTAGAATATTTTCACTTTTGCAATAAGTTATTAAAAAAAGAACCAAAAGAAAAAGGAACGGCTCCGTGTATGATTGTGTTTTGTGCTTTTGAACAAATGCATATGGTCATAGAAACGGCACGAAAATATGGGTTTAAAAAATATATTCCGCTTACTTTTATAAAGAATTCGAGTCCGCAAGCGTTAAAAGCTAATATGCGGATAGTGGGAGCAACGGAAAGGGCGTTAGTTTTATTTAGAGATAAACTCCCAAAATTTAACAACGGGAGAAAGGTTGATGAAAACGGAAGAAATATTAAAGGAACTGGACGAATGATTCTTGATTGGATGAATTGGGAACGAGATAAAAAAGGGTTAATTCCTAAAATTCACCCGACACAAAAACCTGTAAACGTACTTAAAAAACTTATTGAGATCTATACGGATGAGGGAGATGTGGTTATAGACCCTGTAGCTGGAAGTGGTGCAACTCTTAGAGCAAGTAAGGAATTAAACCGCCATTCGTTTGGGTTTGAAATATATAGACCGTTTGTAAAAGAATCAAAAGAAAAGATGCTTAATTTTAAAAACAAAGATAAAACATTATTTGATTATTTAACAGAGGAGAAGAAACAATGAACATAACAGATGAACAAGGAGTAAAATGGTTGCTACAAAAAGCGTATGATGTTGGAAATAGATATATAACAATGGATGAGGATGGAGAAATATTTTGGTATAAAAATAAACCCGTTAAGGGTGAGTGTGCGTGGATTGGGGATTATAGCAGTGGTTGTATTTGTTTTTATAAAGTAATTAGCCCGTTGGTTTCATGGGAAGATGAAGCGCCATTTGATATTGGGAAGTATTTAGGGATAATCGATTGGGCAAATGTGCCTGTAGATACCAAGGTGTTTGTAAGTGATGATGGTGAAAATTGGAGAAAAAGATATTTTAAACACTATGACAATGGAAATATTAGACGTAGGCATGTATGTTTTGCTGATGGACGTACATCTTGGAGTAATAAGGATAACCATGAAGGAATTGGTTGGGAATATTGCAAATTAGCAGAGGATGAATAAATGATAGAAACAAGCAATGACGTTAAAAGGCACGGAGGTAAAAAATGGAATTAAACAAACAGACTATTAATGCAAATAATTTAGGGTTTACAGATAAATTAAAGCCTTGTCCGTTTTGTGGATGTAGGACGATAGAAATAAAAGGCAACAAAAAAATGTATGCAATATGTTTTATTTGCGGAGCAAGGACAAAAAATTTAAACACAATAAATGAAGTTGTAAGATTTTGGAATAACAGAGGGGAAATAAATGAAAAATGAATATAAAATCAATATAATACAAACGTTTACTGCTATTGCTAATTTTATAAACAAACACAATAACGTAGAAATAATTGATGTAGATTTTATAGTGTGTGACAGCAATCTAAAAGAATTGAAGCTTTTCTTTGATTATAAAAAATGTAACAGTATTTGTAGAATTGTTTGTAATGCAGAAACAAACAAAATAATTGTATATAAATATATTGATTTGTATTTTGACTCTTTTGTTGCTTACGAGGGCACATGGATTAGAGCGGATATATTCGAGAAATATGGAGTTTCTCAAAGCTATGCAATCGAAGAAATTGAACGTGTGATAGATAAGTATTGTAAAGGAGAAAACGAATTATGCGAGTAAGATTTACAGTTGGCACGGATGAATTTATTGTTAAATTTGGAAGTGAGGATGTTTATTATCAGTGGATTTATAATTTTACACATGGAGAACTAGGTAAATATGGCGATTTTATGTGTGATGAAAGCTGTATTGACCATTGGCTGCCGTATAACTCCCCTCTTAAATGTGAAGTACTGGAGTGAAGAATGGAACATGATTTAACGCTTGTTTTTGCTGAAAAGCTGCCGTCAATGAATGAAATAATCGATAAAAACAGAACTAATAGATATGCTGGAGCTAATCTAAAGAAAAGTTGTAGCAAAATAGTGGGAACTGTTTTTAAACAGCAAGCAAAAGGGATACGCTTTGATACACATGTTACTGTTACGGTGCATGTGTACGAGGCTAACCTTAAACGAGATGATGATAACGTTTTGTTTGGGGCGAGTAAAATCATTCTTGATGTCCTGCAAACACTGGGGATAATCAAAAATGATAGCCCTAGATGGTGTCATTTAGTGATGGAAAGGTTTCAAAGTGTAGACAAGAAATATAGAACGGTGGTATATATTGATGCGTAAAATGGATTCTAAATCTTTTTTAATGACTGTGCTAAAGGAGCAAAAGAAAGCCAATTCTTTTTTAAAATTAAAGTCGAACATTGACGATAAGCAAGCACGCACAAAATTTATTAATGAGTTATATAGTGAGCTTTTGTATCCTAGTGCTACATCATATGATAGTGAGCATGTTAAGGGTGGCGAGAAAAAGGACGTGGCAGATTCTTTGCTTCTGTTTAATTCCAAGATTGACGAGATGCGGAAAGAAATTGTAAAAAGCTTAGAGAGGTCAACCGCCTTTTTATTTGAGGGGTTAAAGCTAGTAAATAAGATATCCTGTTATATTGGTAAGTCGATTCTTCTTAGCCGTTACCTTTTGTGCGAGGACATAAAGGATATAGCAAACAAAAAAGGAATATCCGTATCATGTTGTTATCATTATCACAATCAAGCATTAAAGGAGCTTGATGAACTCGGTATAAATTTTGAAAAACTGTATTATAAATGTTTGAGATAATAAAAAGACCACTCTTGATTGAGTGGTCTAATTCTTTTTGTTTGTTTAATTATGTCGCCCTGTTTGAACTGTTGGGGATTTCCCAATGGTTGATTATTTCTTTTACCAAGCAGGGGCAAAAAGACGTTTTTCGACTAAAAGGTCGGCTATAATACTTAGTTCTTTGCTAAATACGGGTTCCCAAAATAAGCTATCGTAAGAAATTCCTTTTATAAATTCTTTGTAATTTCTTTGTACAAATTCTACAATTGTTCTTTCTCTTCTTTGTGGATCCTTTTTGTTTCCCGTATATTTTATAGCTTTGTTTTCCAGCCATTCTAATTGATATTCTGACATCAAGGATATTTCTTTTAATAAAAGATGTACGAATTTGTGAATAAACGTATGTGCTAGTTCATGTTTATAAATTTTTTCTACTTCTCGGTCTATGTTTATAATTGGTCTCTTTTCTTTCTTTAGTTTGTCAATGAGTTCTTGTGGGGTAAATTCTTTATTTAAGTCTGGTCTAAATTTAGTACTAAAATTCCAATCATGACGAACTTTTCTCGCTGGACAATCTATATCAGCAAACCAATAGTCTCTGGCTTCTTCTCTTGAGATTTCTTTCAAATCGGATGGATTAAACATATATATACTCCTTTATTTCTTTTTAAATATTTTATCTAAAGCATTAACTGTAATTAACCACGTACTAGCACTTTTGCGACATTCGTTTTTACTAAACTTAGGGGGATAATACACCCCCTGTTTAGTAACTCCGTTACACCATTGTTTAATAGTGGAGTGGGAGACGGCGTATACATCCGCCGCCTCTTTTGTGGTCATTATTTTTTTTAGTGGGTTATCCATTAATTCCACTCTCCTGATCCGTCAAAATCATATTTAACAGCTTCGTTTGTTTGATAAATTGCGTTAGCAACTAGATCGTCAATTATTTCATAAATACGCTTTTCTATGAGTGTTTCTAATAATTCGTGACAATGGTGGTCGTTAGAGCAAATCTTTTTAATGTTTGTTTGAGGTTCGAGATATTTAAAGTCTTTACCTTTAATATCTTCAGAATACTTAACATTTAACGCTAAATTTTTGGGGATTTTAAAGTATTGTTCTTCGCAAAACTTTTCAAAATCGACTCCATCAACAAATACAAAGTACTTTTCTTTATTCCACTGTTCTGACTTTGGCAAACAAATCTCAAAGCAATTGTTATAAATTTCACAAATTGGATTTATTTCCGAAAGTTGTTCGGAAACTGAAATTCCCATATTATATAACTCTTTGCACATCTGGTTAAAATAATATTCCCAGTGCTTATTCATTAATTCCTCAATTTTTTCTCTTTGCATTTCTAAGTTTTTCATTTTTTTAATCTCCTTTTTTTAATTAATTAAATTATCAAATCTTTTTTATGGATTATCCGTTAAACTCACCTATCGTATATATTGGGGTATAGCCATAGTCAAAAGTCTCTTCAATGGCTCTTTCTATTTCTTCTGAAATATCTTCTGCGTCTTTGTTAACGTTTAATTTAATAATATCTAATTGCTTGTTGTTTTGATTTGTAAAGTGGTCAAAATGCATTTGTGCATCTTTGATAGCTTCTTTTCTCCCGTGCACCACTTTACACAAAAGATTGGTATTGTTGCTTTGTTCTGAAATTAAATAGTAGTTCTTTCTCATTTTTTTACTCCTTTTTTTACAACCGAGAGTTTATTGCTCCCTTAACCTTATGTATATATTGTAGCTTAAAAGATACAACAAGTCAAGGGTTTTAGTTATAAAAGAAATTTATATCAAGTAGGTTAGTTATAAACAAAAGTTATAATAAAAATTGATTTGGAATTTAAAAAATGGTATAATGTATTTGTAAAAGAATCGATAAAATTGAGTAAGACGAGCGTTTAAACAGCGTTTGTCTTTTTTGTTGTCAAAATTTAAAAGAAAGGAGAGTAAATAAATGAATAACGGAAAGTACAAATACTGGCTAAAAGAGGATAATTTAGCAAAAGTGACTAAATGGGCAAAAGATGGTTTGTTTGACTGTCAAATTGCAGAAAAAATGGGAATAAATAAAAGTACTTTGTATGAGTGGATAAAAGTTTACCCCGAATTTTCAGACGCAATTAAAAAAGGTAAAGAGATTGCCGACAAAGAGATAGTCAACGCACTTTATAAACGTGCTCTTGGTTATTCTTGCAAAGAAATAAGAGAGGAGTACGTCGTTAACGCTGATGGAGTGGACAACGAGGGAAAATCAACAAAAGAGATTACTGTCACTCACAAACAAGAGCCACCAAACACCGCTGCGTTGATTTACTGGTTAAACAATCGCAGACCAGATGAGTGGAGTAACAAAAGTAAACTGGACGTTGATGGCAATATTAACATTGCTGACGTGCTCGCTAAAGCTCGCAAACGGCTAGAGGAGTTAAATGATGAGTAACGTTGATGTTATTAATGCATTGGCTCGGTTTACTCACGACCCTTTTCGCTTTGTTTACTTTGCTTTTTCATGGGGTGATGGCAGTCTCGAGGGCAAAACCCCGTCAGAATGGCAAGTAAAAGAGTTAAAAGCTATAAGAGATGGTTTTAAAAGCGCGGGCGATGTTATCCGTACTGCTGTAGCCAGTGGACACGGGATCGGAAAGTCGGCACTCGTTGCGTGGCTTGTTTTGTGGGCTATATCCACAAGAGAGGATACAAGAGGGATAGTAACGGCAAACACAGAAACGCAGCTGATAACCAAAACGTGGGCGGAGCTTAGTAAATGGTATAGTTTGTTTATCGGCAAAGACCTGTTTAAAATTACCGCCACCTCTATTTTTTCTGCACAAAACGGTAAGGAGAAAACTTGGCGGATAGATGCTATCCCCTGGAGTAAAGACAACCCCGAAGCTTTTGCAGGGCTACATAATCAAGGCAATCGCATACTTTTAATATTTGATGAGGCGTCAAGTATCGACAACCGTATTTGGGAGGTCGCTGAAGGTGCTATGACAGACGATAACACCGAGATAATATGGTCGGTATTTGGTAACCCGACAAGAAACACGGGTCGGTTTTTTGATTGCTTTCATAAATACAGAAAATTTTGGAAGTTACAACAAGTAGACTCAAGAGATGTTCCACTCTCAAACAAAGCGACGATAGAGCAATGGCAGGAGATGTACGGGGAAGACTCTGACTTTTTCAGGGTCCGTGTTATGGGGCAATTTCCGCAGTCGGGGACTAATCAGCTTATCCCGACCTCATTAGTCGAGGAATCAAGAAAAAAGAAACTACAGCCGTATATGTACGACTTTGCACCAGTTGTTATAGGGTGTGACCCTGCGTGGAGCGGAGACGACTACTTGTCCATATGGATGAGGCAGGGGCTTTGTGCCAAACGCTTGGCTAAAATTCCAAAAAACGACAACGACTTAACCATAGCTAACATGCTATGTCGGTTTGAGGACGAGTATAAAGCGGCGGCGGTCAATATCGATATGGGATACGGCACGGGGATATATTCCGCAGGCGTAACGATGGGGCGAAATTGGAATCTTATCTCTTTTGCCGCTAAACCGCCAGTTATTGACTGCACGAACATGCGTTCGTATATGTGGAAAGAAATATTGAAATGGCTAAAACAAGGTGGTGCGTTACCAGATGAGCAATCAATCCAAGATGATTTAACGGGTGTTGAGATAAAACCGACACTTGACGGCAAGTTGCAGTTACAGAGCAAGGAGTATATGAAGAAAAAAGGGATACCATCACCAAACGATGGCGATGCTTTAGCTTTAACCTTTGCCGTGCCAGTTGCACGCTCGCTGAACAAATACGGGAAAGTGCAACATATGACCAATACAGAGTACAGCATTTTTTAAGTAAAGGAGAATCAGAACATGTGTTTGAGTAATTTATTTAAAGTGAAACAACCGACCATGCCAGAAGTGCAAAAGATAGCACCACCGCCGACAGTAACGACTGGTGATGTGGGGAACGCAGGAGATGGCGAAGACCAAAGAAGAAAGAAACGCAGAGGGTTTGCATCGACTATGCTTAGTCAAGGAACTATCGCAGGCGGAAAGGATACATTAGGGTAATATGAACGATACTATTTTAGCTAGAGCTTCCCCTGATGCAGTTAATCCGTCAGATATGGCTTTTAGAAAAGCACCTAATAAGCGTAAGGCGTTAGCAATCGTAAAGACCTTAAAGAAAAAGCGTAGACAGTATGAGGATAGATGGTTATCGATTAGAGACTATCAACTTCCTTTCTTGGGAGAATTCCCAGAGACGAGCGACGATATAACAAGGGGTAAGCGTAAAGACCTACAGATATCAAACGGTGTGGCATGGCTTGCTAATCAAGCGTTCGCTGCTGGCATCATGTCAGGACTTACACCGCCATCTCGTCAGTGGTTTAAGTTTGGGTTTTCCAAAGGGGCAAGCGAGGATATAGATGCGTTAAGAGTGTTAGACAAACGGCAAGAGATATTAGAGTCCTTCTTACATCGTTCTAATTTCTACAACGCTGTACATACTGTATATACAGAACTTCCATTCGGTCAAGCACCGCTCGGAGTTTTTTCATCGCCTGAAACAGGGATACGCTTTCAACCTTATACAGTAGGTTCCTATTATTTAGGAACCACAGGGAGCGGAACTATCAACTCTTTTGCGAGACGTCTTAGAATGACTGGAAACCAGATAGTAAGTCAGTTCGGAAGTGAGCGGCTGCCGAGATGTGTAAAAGAGGTAATGAACAACGAGTCGGCTAAGCATGATAAAGAGTTTATCGTATGGTGGCTTGTTACTCCTAATGACGAACGAGTGACGGGAGAATCGGGAGCGGTAAACATGCCGTACTTATCTCTCTACTGGGCGGACGGACAAGACGAAACCGACAACGAGGGATATTTGTACGTTGGTGGGTTTGAGGAATTCCCAGTCCCCACTGCTCGTTACCAAGTGTTAGGGATTGAAGCATATGGCAAAGGTCCTGGATGGTATGCGGAAGGCGAGGCGAAAGCCTTACAACTCATGAAGAGAGACATGTTAACGGTGGCTGAACTCATGGTTAAACCGCCGATGAAAGGACCAGCTGAACTACAGAACAGGGGGATAAACCTTATTCCTGGTGGGATGACTTATGTTAACGAAACAACTAGTTCTAACGTGCTAAGCCCAGTGTTCCAAGTGCCAAGTAACCCGCAGTGGCTCGCTGAACAGATAGTACAGAGCGAAAACGCCATCAAACGTATATACTCCGCTGATTTGTTTTTAATGCTTGACCAGTTAAGTCAATCAAATATGACGGCAAGGGAAGTAATAGAAAGACAACAAGAAAAGCTACAACAACTAGGACCAGTTGTAGAAAGACTACAAGACGAGTTCTTAAGCCCGATTATCGAGCGGTCTTATAACATCCTTGAGCGTATGGGAGTGTTTGAACCACTTCCGCCAGACATAGCAGAAAGACTGCAAGGACAAGATATAAAGATTGAGTATATCTCGCCGTTAGCACAAGCGCAGAAGATGTCGGGGCTTATTAATATCGAACAAGCGTTATCGTTTGTAGGGCAAGTAAGTCAGATATACCCAGAAGTAAGAAACCTTGTTGAACCTATGAGTATGACCCGTAAGTATTTTGAACTCTTAGGAGCACCTGCAACGATGGAACGCTCAAGAGAAGAAGTAGAACAAATGATAAGGGCAGAACAGGAAGCACAGGCACAAGCACAAGCCGAGCAAATGCAGTTACAACAAATACAGGCAATGGCACCGGCGGCACAAGCCGCAAAGAACTTAACAGAGGCGGCGAACGATGGAAACCCTGCGTTACAGCAGATGTTAGGATTGGGTGATTCTTATGAATAGAGAAAACCGAACGATAACGGATAAGAACGATAGACGATATTTTGAGTTTAAAGACCGATTGATTCGGGAGAATGATATAAAAGCATGGCGAAAGGTGATGTCTAGTAAAGAGGGTAGATGGTTTGTAATGCGGCTACTTGATTTTACAAAGTACAAGCTACCGAGCTTTACTGGGAATTCACAGACCTTTTTTAATGAGGGATTGAGAGCGGTTGGTATTCATCTTGACCAATGCATTATGTCTAATCTTGGCATTGAGGGGTTTAAACTAAAACAAAAAGCAGAAAAGGAATATGTTCTTGAACAAGAACGAGTTAAACAGTTATTCGAGGAGGAATAAGAGATGGAACCTAATGACCAGAACATTAACACGGAAACTGGTACACAGACAGAATCCACTACAGAAACTACTACACAGGTAGCAACCGCTACCGAACATACAGAGCCTAGTACTCTTGCAGGTGGAGCAGGTGAACCTGGTACACAGACAGAACCCGCAACTGAACCACAAGGAGCACCAGAAAGCTACGACTTTACGTCTTCTCTTCCGGAGGGCGGAGAACTTGATAAAGAAATAGCAACTTCTTTTGGCGAGCTTTGCAGAGGAATGAACCTCACTAATGAACAAGCCAATCAAATGGCGAGCTATGGATATCAGTACGCTGAAACCATTAGAAACGCTATGGAAGAAGAGCGAGTTAACGAGGTTAAAGCATGGGGCGATACGGCTCGTAAGGAGTTAGGAGCAGATTTTGACAAAACAGTTGCCTTGTGTGGGACGGGTGTAGAACACATTTCAAGAACGATACCTAATATCCGACAAGTGCTTAACGAAACAGGCGCAGGCAATCGTATAGAAATTATTAAGGTATTTGCCACTCTTGGCAAACTTCTCAAAGAAGACGGCGGAGTTGGTGGCAGTGGTGTAGGGGCTACTAATGATAACCCTTACCCAAACACAAATTTTGATAAATATAGATAAGGAGAATTTAAAATATGGGAAATATTGCATTAACATTTAGCGATTTAAGAAAGAGACTTGCTCCGGATGGAGCTATCGACCACATTATCGAGGTAATGGCACAGTCTAATCCAGTAGTAAACGATATCCCTTGGATGCAGGGTAATTTACCGACAGGTAACATGACTACACAGCGTACCTCACTTCCGAAAGGATATTTAAGACAGATTAATAGAGGTGTACCAGCTAGCAAGTCCACCACAAAGCAGATCGTAGATACTTGTTGTTTGCTTGAAGCACGTTCTGAAGTAGACGTTGAACTTCTCTCTTTGCAACCAGATGCTCAAGCATTTAGACGTTCTGAAGATGATGCGTTCGTACAGGGAATGTCACAACAGGTAGCAAGCTATGTATTCTACGGCGACTCTTCCAAGAACCAAGATGAGTTTAACGGGTTGTCTGTTCGTTATAACAAGATTGGCGGAAACGTAGGAGATACTACTTATCAGGTAATCGATGTAGGCGGTACAAAAGACGGATTTTTGTCTTCTGCTTGGCTCGTCGGTTGGGGCGATTCGGGTGCTACTGGCATTTATCCTAAATACGGTGTAGCTGGTATTAAGCAAGAAGATTTAGGCGAAAATGATGCAATTGACGGAGAAGGTAATAAGTTTAGAGCGGTAACCACTTTGTTTAAGTGGAAACCTGGTCTTGCTGTTCGTGACCACCGCATGGTAGCTGCTGTTCGTAACATTGACCTTTCCAAGAAAACCTCTAACGACCGTAAGGATGTAGTAGAATCTATGATTCGAGCACAGGGTCGTATGCGTTCTTTATCCGCAGGTATCAATCCTGTATGGTATGTATCCGCTGAACTCTATACTATGCTTACCTTGTACTACAGCGACAAGAACAGCGTATACATTACTAGAGCGGAAGCACAGGGAGCTATGCCAGAAATGCGAGTAAACGGTATCATCGTTAAGCCGGTAGATGCATTACGCGACACTGAAAAGAAGATTTTAACTGTTTAAAAGGAGAAAACACACATGATATACGATGCAGAAAATATGTTTTTTAATCAGCAAGACTTAGCAAAAGGCACTACTTCTAAGATTATCGATAAAGGGGCAGGAGATGCTTACGATGCGTTGTGGGTGCATGCAATGGTACACGCACCGCTTAGCGGAGTAGCAACTATTACTATCCAGTCTTCCGACAAGGATAATATGGGAAGTCCTGAAACATTAGCTATAATTAAACTTCCGAAAGAAGTAGAAGGTGTAGTTGATTTAAGACTTCCATCAGGTGGCAAGCGTTATCTTAACGCAATTATTACAGGAGCTACCACTGGCACACTTAGTGTAGGTCTTACATTAGATGCAGAATTGAAGTAAGAAAAGATATAAGAAGAGGGGGAGTTTTCCCCCTTTTCTATTTATATAAAAGTTTTTATATGCGTAGAAAAAGGGGAAAATATGACCAATACAGAAATATGTAATCTTGCCTTGTCAATGATAGGACAGGGCAGTATAAGTGATATATATGAAGAAAGCGAACAGGCAAGACAGTGCAAATTATGGTATGACCAATTAAGAAAACAGCTTTTATCTAAGTTTGTATGGGGGTTTGCTCATAAGTACCAGAAATTAGCTGAAGTGGACGAAAAGATACCTAGATATGATTTTGTATATGAGTATCCCGAAGACTGTTTATCAATGAAGGCAATATATAACGATATAACAACACAAGATATAGACACAAAACATCAAGAGTATGAAGTGGCTAACGTGGGCGGTAAAAAGTGTATAGCTTGTAATTTGGAAAAAGCTAGCATTGAATACACGGTGGACATAAAGGATGCTGAAATATTCACAGCTACATTTTGTAGTGTACTTGCTCATTTGATTGCTTCCTCTATTGCTTTACCGCTTAGTGGCAGTGCTAACATGGCAAATATGCAATTACAGCTAGCACATCAGGAGTTATTACAAGCGGAAGTTGAAAGTGCAAGAGAGAGAGAAAACAAACCGTCATATCCTCATAAGTATTTTGATGCCAGATTTTAAGGAGTTAACATGCAAGAAACGATATATGCAATACAGCCGTCTTTTTCTACAGGCGAAATAAGCCCCGAAGTATCCTCTCGTGTTGATTTAGATAAATATCAATCTTCTTTACTAAATGCAGAAAACGCTTATATTAGACCGTATGGAGCGGTATATAAGCGTGGGGGGAGTAAATATATAGGCAAGACAAAATACAGCGACAAAAATGTAAAATTAGTGGCTTTTTCAGTCAGTGAAAGTGATAGTGTCTTGCTTGAAATAGGACACAAGTATATTAATGTATGGGATAAAGAAGAAAAAATAAACCTTACTATTGATACACCTTATGAAGAAGAATTACTTGATAGTTTAAGATTTTGTCAATCCGCTGATGTTTTGTATATCACATCAGGCAAATATCCAGTTCACACTTTATCAAGATACAGTAATGAAAAGTGGGAATTCAAACCGTATGAGTTTACAAGTCAATATTTTGATAATTCTTTAGAGTCTGTTTTGTCTAAAGGTTATGAAGTTAAATACGATAAAGAAGGAACTTATCAATTCCAATGTCAGGCAACAGGTAATTACACGATTACTATTTATGGTGCAGGTGGCGGTGGGGGCGGTAATTCCTATTGGAATTCTCTCAAAGCTACAGCCTATGGTGGTAATGGTGGTAGAGGTGGATATTTAACTAAAATCGTAAGACTTGAAAAAGGAACTTATTATCCTATAGTTGTTGGTAGTGGCGGTAAAGCAGGCGATTGGGGTGGTAGAAAAGAAGATGGTCAAACGTGGAAACAAGAAACAAAAGACGGACAAGACGGCGAAACAACAACCGCTTTTGGCGAGTCTATAGCAGGTGGCAAGGGCGGTAAGAAATCCAGTTTTTTACAATACATTGGTACTAACGGACAAGACGGCGAATCGGTTGGTAACGGTAATTTAGGTGGCAAAGGGGATAAAGACGGACAAGACGGAGCGGTATATATCGTAAACAATGAAAAAACAATGCTTACTCCGTCTAACACTTACGGAGAGATTACGCTAACTGCCAATAAAGAGTTTTTTACTGATGATATGAAAGGAATGCAATTACAGCTTATCCATGATATGCCTTCTGTTACTGTTACTCAAAAAGGTGAAGGAACAAGTAAAGAGGTGTTGGTTGGTAAAGGTTGGAAGGTTGTTACTCACGGCAAATGGAAAGGTGAGATTAAGCTACAAAAACAGCAATTAGGCGGTGCTTGGAAAGATTTCAGAAGTTATAAATCAGATGAAGACTTCAACGTTTCCGAATCGGGAACAGTTGATGAACCAGTCAATTTGCGAGTGGTGGCGACAAGTGGCGATGCTGATTTAACATCACTTCCATATACTCATAAAGGCTTAATAGAGATACTGGAAATCAATTCATCCACAAAAGCGACTTGTAAAGTTTTGGAGAGATTGGGTAGCACAAAAGAAATTGATGCCTACACCATCGGATCGTGGAATAATCGTTTTGGATATCCGTTGTCAGTGTGTTTTTTTCAGGACAGGTTATGTTTTGGCGGAACGTATAAACAACCTTATGTAGTATGGATGAGTAGAACGGGGGATTATGCGAATTTTTCTGTAGAAAAGGTGGCAGGAAGTATAACCGATGATTCCGCTATTTCCTTGTCATTTATATCAAGAAATCAACAGGCGATAAAACATTTAGTTCCTTGTACTGATTTATGTATTTTAACTACTGGTAATGAATGGACTATATCGGGGAGTTCTACAGTTAAGCCTACAGATGCAACACCTAAGGTGCAAACCAGTAGAGGGTGTAACGATGTAACGCCGCTTGTTGTTGGTGGGCGTGTTATATATATACAAAAGCGAGGAGAAACCGTAAGAGATATGGCTTACACGTTTGAATCCGATTCTTACGACGGAATGGATTTAACACTTCTTGCAAAACACTTAACACGAGGGAAAAACATTGTTGACGGAGCATATATGCAAAATCCCGATTCAAGATTGTATTTTGTGCTTGATGACGGATCTATTGCTTGTTTAGCATATATACAAGATCAAAAGGTTTACGCTTGGAGTCATCTTAAAACAGACGGCAAATATATTTCTATCGCAAACGTTGAAGAAGATGATGAAGACTTTGTTTACGCGGTTGTAGAACGAGTAATAAACGGCGAAAAGCAAATGTATATAGAAAAATTGGAAGGTATGCATGAAACAAATGACCCGTCAAGTTATACTATGCTAGATTCGTCTCAAGTAGTAAACGGCATGCCAGAAAACGGACAAACGCTATGTAACGCCAGTTGGTTAAGCGGAAAGAAAATAACCGCTTTGGTTAACGGCAGAACGATTAAAAATGTGCAGGTAGATAACGATGGAAGCTTTACTTTACAAGGAGAAATTAAATCCTCTTTCTTGGTTGGACTTCCTTATACAATGAAAGTCGCTTTAACAAATATTGAAATAGCGGCGGACAAAAAAGGAACGCTACAGGGAAGAAAAAAGAAAATAAGCGGAGCAACACTAAGGCTTATTAATTCTCTTGGCGGCAAGGTGGGGGTTGAAGAGAATAAATTAGATCCTATCAAGTATGATGAACTATCGAATCAAGAGGTAACACTCTACAGCGGAGATAAGCACGTTACTATGCCTAACACGGGGTTTGAGATTAACGGACGTGTATATATAGAATCGGATGAACCTTATCCGTTTACCTTGATGGCTATTATTCGTGAAATGGTGATGTATGGATAAAGAATATTACGGCGTTACAATTACTGAAATCAACCCGAAAGACACACAGCAAGCGGTAAAACTTGCTAAGGGTTTGACTAATAATATAAGAGAAGACGATAAGAAAGAGATAGAGGACGCAGGATTAAAAATATTGCCGTCCGTCTATGACTCTATTATCTCAAGTACTACAGTATATAAGGCAGAACAGGGCGATACCTTGCTCTGTCTTTTTGGTGTAAGGGAAGAAAAGGCTGATGCCGTGATATGGGCACTTGGAACACAAGAACTTATTAAACACAAAAGAACTATTGTAACGGCAGGGCTAGACTTTGTGAAAGAGTGTAAACAAAAATATAGATGGATATATAATTTTATATCTTTAGATAATAAAAGGGCGTTGAGGTTTATTAGGAAAGCAGGAGCGGTATTGTGCTCACCTACTATAATAAACGGGAATCCCTTTTTTAGATTTTTAATAAAGGGGGATAACCATGTGTAGTATTACTGGTGCAATGCTTGGAATGAATGTATTACAGGGTATTAATCAATATCGCTTACAAAGAGCACAAGCAAATGCAACAATTCAAATGTACAACGCACAAGCGAATGCTGCCAATCAAAACGCTAAGATAGCAGAAAGACAAAGGGAGCAGGTCGCAGAAAGCTATTTACAAAAGCAAATGTCACTGGATGCTAAAAAGCGTATGATACTTGGACAACATTTAGCAAGTGCAGGAGCAAGCGGACTTGGTAACGGTGGGTCAGTACTTGATATGAACTCTTCTGTTGTTGATGAATATAACAACGACTCTTTAAATCTCCTTAGCAATCAAAGAAATGATGCGTGGGGGGCTTGGACTAACGAGGCGAACTATATTAATCAAGCAAACGGAGCGAGGGCAAGTGCTGCCAATGTAAGAGCACAGAGCAAGATGGCAGGACTTGCTACTATTTTAGGTACGGCGACCTCTTTAATTGGTGGGTGGAATACTTATAAAGGGGCTAAAAAGGCAATGGCTCAAACAGCGTTAAATACGGTTAGTGGTAATCCAATGTCAGTTATCACATCTAAATACTTAAAAGATGTAGACCCGATAGTTAATTATGGAAGAACTGCTTTTGATGGCACTATGATGCCGTTTGACCTGCCTAGAACAAGCGGAACGTTTAATTTAAAGCGTGGTTCGTGGAAACCTAAGCCGTCTATATGGGATAAGTACAGGAGATAAAGTATGAAGTTATCACAATTTGAACCTAGCATTAACAGAAACATTGCGGAAGGCAAGGTTATACCAATTACCGATTCCGCAGCTTACGGGGCTAATACACAGGAATCGGAATCCTTAAATCGTGCGTTGGGTGGACTTCAAGCACAATTAGAGAAGATGTGGATGAAAGACCAGAACGATAAAGTGTTTGATGCTTCTAACGAATATCAACAACGCATTAATTCTTTAATGGAAGACGAAAAGAACGGGCTATATGTTACTTTGCAAGGGAAATCCGCAGAAAGCATGCAGGATGCCTATCAACAGGCAGAATCTAAAATAAGAGAAGAACTTATCAGTAAATATAAATTAGATTCCGATTATTCTCATAACGCATTTTTAAAGCAGATAGAACCAAGCGTTACGGCACAACTTAAATCTATCGACAAAAGGCAAAGTGCCGAGCTTGATAAATACGCAAATAATCAAATACTTTTATCAGCACAAAACACAACTGATACCATTTTAAGAGACCCGACACAATGTTATACGGCTTTATCCAGTCTTGATAAGACTACAAGAGCTATCATGGCAGGACGTGGCACAGATGGAGCGGAAATTGACGTTAAATCAAAGAACTTATTAAATGAGGTGGGAACAAAAGTATTAAACGAAATGACCGCTACAGGAGATTATAAAAACGGACTGGACACTGTATCAAAACTCCGTGCGATGGGAGCACCAGAAGACACATTAAAAAAGTATGAATTTAATTTTAGAAATTTAAACAACGCTCAAGAAACAAAAACAAATTTAGATAAATTTATCAAAGACAATAATATTGATTTATTTAAAATAACCGATGACGAAATATGGGAGAAATTCAATACAGCGTTCCCTTTGCAAGCACCTATCGGCGGCGGTAGTGTCGACGATTTAATGCGAGCTATAGCAGGGCAAGAATCGGGATCAGCTGACGGAAAAGTAAATTATACTGCTGAAAACGGACGCACAAAAGCGTACGGAACTTATCAAATACTTCCTGAAAACTGGGCGGATTGGTGCAAGGACGCAGGACTACCCCCTGACGCACCAAAGACAGCAGAAAATCAATATATAGTAGCTAAAGCTAAGTTTAATGAATATGTCAAACAATTTGGTATGCAAGGGGCGATGGTCGCTTGGTATAGTGGACCAGTTAACGCTGAAAGATATATCAACGGATTAGACACCGATGTTTACGGCAGAGCGTGGACAGCACTTAATGGAACTAAAGATAAGCCCGAGCCGTCCATACAACAATATGTTGATGAAGTAAGCGGAAGATTAGGTAAAAACTCTATGACTCCTGAACAGGTAGAAACTATGAATGCTCAACGTAAAGAAGCCTTTCAAAGTGAATTAAAAATGATAAGAAATCGTATTCATGATGAAAATACCATAGCATTAGACAATATACAGGAAACCGTATTACACATGAAAGAAGACGGAAAGAGCGATTTGGATATTTATAATTATGTGGCAGGTATGGAAAATATGACACCGAACCTTGCCCATGATTCAAGGTATGTTAACGCAAGACTTGGAGCCATGAACGCTAAAAATAGCTATCTTAAAGCGGAGCAAAAAGAATTTAACGAGCGTATGGGGCTTGATAGTAAGGGGTTTATGACCGATAAAAGCTTAAAGAAGATAGATGCTTTAATCGGCACAGAAATATTATCCGAAGAAGATTTAATGACTCAAATAAAAAAAATAAATGAATTAGGGATACCACTTACGGAAGAACAATATGACACCTTGCTAAAACACGTAGATATGTATCAAAAAGGCGAGGATGCATATGGTATTAAAATCCCCGAAGAATACAATAAGGATGTTATTTTAAGTATTGCAGGACTTGATAAAAAACAAGAATTACCCGATGATTATGAATTGCATTTAAGGCGGCGTATGGCAAAAGAAAGAGCAAAAGCAAAGGAAACAGGAGAAGAGCCGCCCACTTGGAAAGAGGTTATTCAGGCAGAAATAACCCCGAGTATAACTGTAGGCATTCCTACTATACTTGGATTTACAATAGGTGGAGACCGATATTCACGCTCGTATCTTGAAAGTAGGGGTATTTATGGACTCACAAGGGCAAAGATTAACAATAAAGAGAACGGCTGGTATATACGGAGAGCCGATGGAACAGATGTATGGATATCAGAAGTTAATTTAAAATCTGTTTTGAATGATGAAGAAACAATTAATGAAATTTAATTAAGGAGCAAATATGGCTTTAGAAGGTAAAGAATTATTAGATTATTTAGCTAACGGTAGTGCGTATCAAGTAAAGAGAGAAAAACCTACTCCAATTTTTGGCGAAGTAGGAGTTACTGAAACTGAAACCAAAGAATACACCGATGCTAAAAATTACACAAAAACACTATTGGACGATATCGGAGTATCTGATATTTATAAAAATACTATAGTAAATAACATGCCAGAAGCAAACCTTAAAGCGGCTTATACTATCGGTAACGCCTTAGGCATAAGTAAACAATTCTTGATAGACTCTAAAGAAAATATGGAGAAGTACAAGCAAGAGTACGATAGACAAAAAAACATGGCTCTTACTGGATACACCTTTTCTAAAGAACACTTACAGGAACTTTACCCTGAAGCAGATATTCAAGATCCAGTATCATTTTCTTTACTCTTAAAAGATGTCGGTAGCATCATGCAAACAAGAAAGTTTATTGATGAAGCTAAAGCTTTACCCGTTCAAGTGGCAAATGCCCTTTCAAACATACTGCCGCAACAAAAGATATTAAACTTTATACAGAAACAAGGGGCGGAAGAACACGACCTTATTATGGATGCTTGGAAAGCAGGACAGATAAACGACGAGATATCCGAAGTACAGGTAAAAGCGGCGAATAAAGAAATCAGTTATGAAGATGCTACTAAGCAGATTGACGACCTTATGTTAAAACGTAAGGAGACTGACGGGAAGGGGCTTAACTATTTCATTTTGCCCGCCGTAGAAAACGTATCTTCTATGTGGAATCAAGGGGTAAGAGGATATACGGAAGTCGTAGCACCTTTAGGAACCCTTGCACCACAGGTATTACAGTATACAGGACAACTTGCGACAGGAGCGGGAATAGTTGCAGGTGGAGCATTGGCAGGTATGGGTACTGTAGGCGGTATGGTAGCTGGAGCACCTATCGCAATGGCAAGTGCTATAGCAGGGGCTCTAGGTGTAGCAGGTATGAGCATCTGGAAAGGTACCTACAGGGCACAGCTTGGAGCTAACTACTGGCGTAAAATGCAAATGCGAGATAAGAACGGTAAGAACATCTACACTCACGATGATGCAGTAAAACAAGCAAAAGACGAAGCTTTTTGGCAAGCAACTATAGAAACCGCTTTAGACGTATCAGCTTTTGGTCGTATTTCAAAAATGTATGGCGGTAACGTAGCGAGTCAAATTATCAAAAACGAGGGAATCCGCCGTGTCTTAACAGAAGCGGGCATCAAGAGCTTTAAAGACAAAATAGCTCGTATTTCTGCTAAAGAAACCATAAAGAATATATCTCTTGGCGTAGGCGAACAGGTAGTTCAAGAAGGCTTACAAGATGCAGTTACCACCGTTAACGAACGTGTAAGCGGTAAGGTAAACCATAGTATGAATGATATTCTTGAATCGGCAACTGATGCAATGATAGAAGCGTTACCCGCCGCAATCGGTATGATTGCACCTTCCGCTATAGGCGGCGGACTTGCACGGTATAAAGGGTTTAAAAACCAAAGAGGGGCGATTGATGCCTATATCAAGAACTCACCAATGGGAGCTGAAACCGCTAAACAGGAAATAGCAAGAGAACGTGAACAGGGGCTTATATCAAACCTTATCAAGGCAAGAAGTGAATCAAAACTCTTTAAATCAACACCAGACCTTTACACAAAGACTTTAACTAAACAGCTTAAAGCCCAGAACATGGATACTTTATATGTAAACGTGGCACAGGCAAGCGAAACCGAAGAAGGAAGACGGGCGATTAATGAACTTGTATCACAAGGACTTGTAAGCGAAAAATCCGTAAATAAAGCGTTACAGGACGATACACCACTTGAAGTAAACGCAGGTATGTATTTCCAGAAAGCAACCGAAGAAACCGCTAATGCAATGATGGACTATACCACCATGACAAAAGACGGATTAACCATGAAAGATATCAAAGAAGAAAGAGAAAGGCTTAACGCTAGATATCAAGAGTTTGAAGACGAAAGAAGTATTAAAGAGTCACAGGCAATAGAAGAAATACTTGCTACCTTTGCACCTGAAGAAGAAGGACAAAAAGAAACCCTCGCAAGTATTTTGCACGAGGGGTTAGAACACGTAGATGATACTTATTTAGAAAAGATACGCGAAACAGAACAAGCATTAGAAGACCTTACACCTATCGACGAAGAAGAGAACGGAGATTATCAAGACTTACAGAAGAGAATCAAAGCGTTAAAAGAACTTAAACCGACCATAGACAAGATAAAGAAAAGCGATATCAACGCTCGTATATCCCTTAGTCGTGAATCCTTTAAAAACGTATATGAACCTTTTGTGCGTGGACTTAAAGAAACTAATGAAGAAGTAGCACAAGGTGCAAGAGATAGTGCTTTCTTATTGGCCAAGATGGTAGATAGACTGTCACAGGACTACCATATACCCGTAACACAGCTTATGCCGACCTTTGGTGGACAAACTGTTACAGAGGGATATAATCAACCCGTAACATCGGGAATATCACCTAATGAAAGAGTACAGGTAGTTGATTTAACGGATAAGGTAAAAAACGGAGTACCTAACAATAAATCTATTAAAGAATACTTGCGTACTTTGATAGGACAGCCACTATCCACAGCAGATAATAAAGCACTGGTAGAAATCATAAAAAGTAAGATTGGACATATTACTTTCTCCAGTAATAAGAAGTTGTCGGGGCATAAAGCAAAAGTCAGAAGATACGCAGTAACTAATATAAAAGATTTAATTGAAAATACTGTATTAATAGAAAGCGAAAAAAATAATAAAATAAAACCGTTAGACGGATTAACTGGATATAAACTAAAAACACAACAACAAAAGAACAATGTATTAAATTATCACAGGTTATATGTTCCTGTTCGTATTGGGGATAATTTATACACTGTTCGATTAGTGGCAGAAGAATATAAGAACAAAATCACTTTTGATAAAAATAGTATTGGGCTTTTTGATGTCATTATGGACAAAAAGAGACCCATTAGGGCATCCGGAAGTACAAAAAATGTACAACCAGTACTAGCCATTCCGCAAAGCGGATTCGCTATGAGCCCTAATGAATCTCTTAGTACCATTACTATACATGAAATGCTAAAAGATGTCAAGGATACAAAAGGGGAATCTTATTACCAAAAGACCGATAACAAAACCGTTAATAAAGGAGCTTATGATTATATCAATAATGCTATACATATATTTGATGGAGCAGACAAGAGTACCGTTCTTCATGAATCCGCACACTTCTATTTAACGACTTTACAAAACCTTGTGACTTCTTCCGTGTTACCTGGTGAAGAAAAAGCAAAGATACAAGCAGATATCAAGACCATTGAAGAATGGGCAAGCTACTCTAAAGAGGTTATGGAAGAGTACAAAGGTACACCGCTTGAAAAAGAATTTAAGTCTTATGAAAGAGCGGTTAAGAAAGGCGAAGAAGGAGCGAGAGAACGCTTTATACAGGAGAGATTTGCCAGAGGATTTGAACGGTATATCCTCGAGGGTAAAGCACCGACTAAAGAACTTAGAAGTGTATTCAGAAGATTTAGTAAGTGGCTTAAAGAAATCTATCAGTCTTTAATGAGTTTAGGAAAGATAGACCCACCAGAAGAAGTAAGAGTTATCTTTGATAAGATGGTAGCTACTGATGAAGAAATAGAAAAGTGGCAGTTACAGAAAAAGTTACTTGCCATAGATAAAGTAGGCATTAACTTCAACCAGGCCGAAGAAGAAAACATTAAGAGATGGGAAGAAGAAATCAAGGATAGTATCCGTGAACGTTCGTTAAGTCTTTTTATGAAACAATATAAAGAGGGTAAATTATCCGAACTTGACGAACAAATGGAAACAGCAAGGGAACTTTATATCAAGGGATTAGTAGAAGAGAATGAAGTATATAAGATAGAACAGATCCTGAATTCTGATTTATTCCCTACCGCCTTAGAAAAGAAAAACTTCCTTGCTAATTATGGGTATACGAAAAAAACCTTTGAAAAAGCGTTAATGGAACACGGCGGCACTTCTGATGTGAGAGCGGATGCTTACATAGAAGACTTAAAGAAAAAGTATGTTGACTCTATGCTTACACCTGAAATGATACGGAATGAAGCGGATAAGAAACTCAATTCACCAGAAGGACTTGAGAAGATGACCGCTGAATACTCTTCCATGATGAAGAAACGAATCAATCAGTACATAAGACAGGCAACTGCTGCTGCCTTATCACTAGAGAGGGTTACGGATGCTAAAGACCTTACCGCTGATTTAAAAGAAAGATTAGGTATATCCGATACAGAAGCAAGAATCGGACGAGCAGAAGAAAAAACACATAAAGCTGAAGTTAAACTACAAGACCTTAGAGAAAAAGTACGTGACCATATAGATGCCTTGAAAGAGGCAAGAAAACTACTTGATGTACCAGTAAGACAGTTAGAAGAAAGTATTATTAACTCTATGTCTAAACAAAACATTTCTAAGGCGACTAACTGGAAATACTGGAACAATAGACAAAAGAGCGTAACCACCAGTGCCACAAGAGAAATCCGTAAAGGTAATTGGGCAAATGCCAGTTACTGGATAAACGAAGGGCGAAAGTGTGCTTTAAAGGCTCGTATTGCCTATAAGAATGAAGCAGAAATCAGACAGGCTTTACATGGAAATCCGAAAGAAGCAAGTAATGTTTACAACAAAGACGGACTTGAAAAATACGGATTAAACGGTTTAATAAATCGTGTAGGACGTATTACAAGCCCAATTAAGATGTCTAGCAATGCCAGATATTTTGTACAGCATTTAGCCTATCAATTAGGACTTACTAATGCCGATGGAATGCTTCCGATAGATAAAAACGGGGTGCAAGTACCATTTTCTTGGGCAAATCTTGCCTATGACTTAAACCCGACAAGGGCAATGGAAGTAGAACGGACTAACGCCAATAAGATGGACGGCAAGCCTTATGAAGGGGAAGATGTTATAGCCCCGTGGCTAAGAAGTATTTTTGAAAGTCCAGAACAAAAGCCCATTAAAAAGCTCACTATGAATGAGTTTAGAGAGCTTATAAAAGCTATTAAGGCAATATATCATTTAGGTAAACGTGAATATGATGGTATGTCTTTTAAAACCATAGAGGGCAAGGTTGTATCAATGGAGCAGGCGGTATCTGATATCGTTACAGAAATCAACGCACCCGTTGTTAATGCAGTTGATAGAAAACTTGCAAAAAGGACATTTGACGGATTAAAAGAAATGGCTCAATCGTATTTAAACTCTATCACCTTGCCAGAAGTCATGATTGAAAGAATGGGGGAATCTGCTTATGAATATATTTATAAACCTATAGAACGTGGAGCATCTAAAGAACGAGAGATGATGAATAAAGCCGCTAAGCGTATGCAAGATATTTTTAATAAATACACGCTTGATGAATGGCGAGATATCCGCTCTAAAAAGAATATCCAATTGGGGTTTGATTATAAAGGCAACCCTCGCATGGTAACAAAAGAAACACTGCTCACAATCGCCCTTAACTGGGGTACGGAAAGTAACCGCGATAGAGTTATGGAAACCTATCAAATGGACAGCGACTTTATACTGGATATCCTTAACGAGAAGATGACCAATAGAGATTGGGATTTTGTGGAATCCGTCTGGAAAGATATTGATTCCTATTATGGAGATTTAAACAAGGTTTATGACAATTTATACGGTATTCCTTTAGGTAAGGTAAAAGGGCAAGAATTTACCTTAAATAACGGACGTGTAATAAACGGGATGTATTATCCGATTAAATACGATACGGAAACATCTATAAGAGCGGAAGAACAAGCCAATAATGAAATCCTTAAAAAACAGATGTCAGGTTATAGCACGTTTGGTATTGGTACAGGAATGACTAAACAGCGTTCAAATGGGAGCGGTGGACAGGCTTTAAGAATGGATCTGGAAGTTTACAGAAATCACATCTTAGATACCGTACACTTTATCTCTATGAGAGAATGTGCAATTGACGTTTATAGACTTCTTGCCAATAAAGAAGTGTCAACGGCAATATCTTCTAAGTATGGGTTTGATTGGTATAGAACTCTTAAAACATGGGCAGGAGATAACTGGAGTGCGCCGATTGATAACGCAGGAATCGTCGAAAGATTCTTAGATACAGCACGCAAGAATTATGTACAAGCTATACTGGCTTATAGAACTAGTACGGCACTTCTTAACGCTTGTAATATCGCCATCTTATGGGGTAAAAAAGGCGGCATGTGGACACTAAAAGCCATTTCTAACTATTATTTAACAGGCGGAAATGTTAAAGAGTGGACAGAAAACAGGCTTGCTAACAGACGGTTTATTATGGAAAAATCCTCTATGATGAAAGACCGTATAACCACGATGGATAAAGATTTAGCACGAGGGGTAGAACTTCCCGTTTCTCAAGGAGAAAACGAGATTATATCTAGGGTTAAGCATGGGAAAGTAAGTTTGGACACGCTAAATCAATATGCTTTTACCTTTATATCTGAAACTGACCTTATATTCTCTTTGCCGTTGTGGCTTGAAACTTATAAGGAAACAAGAAATCGTTTAATGGTAGAGGGGATAACGGACCCTGCAGTAATTGAACAAAGAGCAATAGAAGCAGGCGACAAGAGCGTTAGAGAGTGTTTTGGCAGTGGTGAGATGAAAGACAGACCTGATATTCTTAAACAAAAATTTTTAAGACATTTGCTGCCTTTCTACACATTTAACAACATGATTTTAAATCACTTTATAAAAGACCGTTACTTACTTAAAGATACAGGAAACAAGCGACCGCTTATTCGTGATGTATTGTTCTTAGGACTTCTTCAAGGATCATTGGAAGGCTCAATACGATATGCAGTTAAAAAAGCGGTCGGAAGTGATGACGACTGGCAAGAAAGCGTATTACAAGCAATTATTACTGGTAACGTGGTAGGCGGTGACCCTGTACTTAGAACCCTTGTGCCCGCTCTTATGGAGACTGGTATTAAAGGATTTGGTTATACAGATGACGGAGCCCCCGATATACCTGCGTTTAACTTTGCCTCGCAAATAGTAGCAATACTAAGAACTTATCAGTCTGAGAAAAAGGACAGTTTAGATGTAGCACAAGAGGTAACCAAGTTAGGAACAAGACTAATGGGGATATCTGATACAGCTACTGATGGGTTGTTTTCTGCTATACGTTATTTGTCTCAAGATACGGATTCAAGCTTACTTGAGACACTAACGGCTATAGTTTTAGATAGAAAAATAAAAAAGAAAGGAGATAAAAATAAGAAACGAAATAGCAGGAAAAGGGAAGAGATAAAATAGTAGAAAAAGAAAGATTAAAAATATTGTTGTGCTTATGAAGGAGTGAATGCATGATAAACAAAGAACTAAATAGAGTGGATTATAAAGGAGACGGACAAACCGTCTCTTTCCCTATTCCTTTTAATGTAATAAGCAAAACCGATATTAAAGCAGTGCTTGTTACAGAAGACGGGAAAGAAAAGGTTATAACCGAAAAGTTTTATGTAGATATGAATGACAAGACTTTTCATTACCCGTCAAATGGTAAAGATGTAGATTCTAGTAATCTAATCCCAATGAAAACGGGAGAGAGATTAATTCTTGTGCGAGATATTCCTATTACACAAGAAAACACATATGGAGAAAAACATCCGTTTGATTCAATCGAACGAATGGGGGATAAACTTACTCTTATTGCTCAAGATTTAAAAGTAGAACACACTAGAGTTTTAAAACTTCCGATATCCGCCAAAGGTGATATAGATATGACACTTCCTAAACCTACGCCGGATAGCACTTTTGCATGGGATAGTGAGGGTAAAAAGCTTATACCTTGTATAAATCCCACTGTTGCAACGGAACGGGCGGAAAACTCAGCAAAACAAACAGCAGAAGATAGACAAGCGGTATCAGTAATGAAATCGAGGATGGATTCTGTTTTATCCGATGCGACTACCAAAGCACAGCAATTAAGAGATACTATCGAAAATGGAAAACGTGAATTATCTGAATACGTAGGAGAAGCAAGGGCGAACAGTTCTCATGCAGTTAGTGAGGAAATAGAAAAAGGTAAACACAAGATTTCTGACATTGTTGATAAGCTTAAAGGGAAAGCACAAGAAGATGTAAACACAATTACTTCTACCCTTAAAGAACAGGCGGATTCTTTAGGTGTAAAACTTAGCGAGTACAAGCAAAAAGCAGAAGAAACAAGCGGAGTTTTAGACAACAAAACACAAAAGCTTAACGGAGTTATTTCCAGTGCTACAGAATCTATAAATAACTCAAAACAGCAGGTTATAAATAGTGCTAACCAGGCGGCTAATAGTGCCAAAGAAGCAAAAGAAAATGCTAATACGGTTAAAACAAGCTTAAGTAATTACTATACAAAACCGCAGGTTGACGATAAATTATCGAAAATTAGTGGCGGTGGGGGTATTACAGAAAATGAAGTAAATGAAAAAATCAATGCCGCAAGTGAATTAATTTTACAAATTGTAGGCACTCGTATACCTAAAAAGTTATCACAGTTAGAGTTAGATCCGATTAATCAACTTAGTGTAAAAAATATTATAAACTTAATTACACCTGAGGAATCAGATAATTCTAACAAGGCGGCTACCACTGAATTTGTTGTTAGAGCAATTTCAAAAATACCTAACGGTGGGGCTATTCCCCCTGAAACACTTAATACTATACAAGAAAATAAAACGGGGTTAAGTGCTTTAAAAGGGAAAGTGTCGACTATTGAAACGAAACTAAGCAACAAACAAGACAAAGGGGATTACGCTCATCTTGTAAGTGGCAAAATACCTAAAACAGAATTACCTAAATTAGCAACATGGCTAAATGAGGAAAACATCAAAACAGGCTCAATGGAAGTGTGGAAATATGATTAAGCTTAATAGTAAAAATTATGTAGTGTTTTTTAATGGTAAGAAGTATACATTACCGAAAGTTTCAAATAGAGGAATCATATTTAATGAAGTAGGCTTATATAATTGGCGGGTTCCCGAATATGGAACCTATGAGATAACTTTATCGGGGGGTTGTGTATACAGCGACAAACAGAACAACGTTTATAAAAAAGGTGAATTAATAACAAAGACTGTTACGCTTATTACAGGATTAGAAACAACCATACGTGTAGGGAAAGCAGGGAATAATAAGTATAGTTATAAATCGGGCGGAAAAAATGGACAATGGTATACAGTAGAAGAAGTGCCATCTGAAGATTCCGTTTTTTCCTATCAAGGGTCTACTGTTACAGCTAAGGGGGCAAGTAGTAATACGAATCAGAAATATGAAAGCAATAATAACGGATCACAGCAACAGGGATATTGTTTTATAAGGAGAGTTAAGTAATGGGAAAACAAGTTATACAAAAAGATAAAACTATCATTGCTACATTTGAAAATACTGAAGTATATGACCGATATAAACATGAAATCCCGTCAGAAACATTATGTTTAATCAAGGAAAAACCAATAACGATAGATAATTGTGAGCAGATATTTAACGGAGATAGTTTTAATGGTGGTAGAGGTGCGTGGACTGAAACGATTGAACTGTCTAAACCTTTTACAGATTTTGATTATTTATTTTTATGTTTTTCTGATGGTGATTCAGGTGAAATAGGATATGCACGATTAGACTCACATGTGCTTTATCAAGCGTTAACAAAAGCGATTCTAGACAATAAAAAATGCATAGTTTATCCTTGTTATTACATGAAGATTATCAGTAATAAATCGACAACTACTCGCTGGGTACATTCGTGGACTAAGATGTATGTAAAAGGAATATGGGGGTGGAAAGCATGAAAATATTAGTGTGTGAAACTAACGGAAGATGTATGGAATATGTAGAGCGTTTTGCTATCCCTGGTGGGTTTACGATTGTTGAAGTCGATGATACACAAGGAAAAGAAGCAGTAAGACAAGGTCTTATTTATAAAGACGGAAAATTTGTCAAACAAGAGGAAAATAAAGAAGAGTTGTTACACGATTTAGATTTAGAATATGGGGAAAAAATAAAAGATATTGAGACGGAGATGGCAAGAACTCTAGCTGTTGGCGACAATGATTTACTAAATGAGCTTAAAGAAGAACGAGAAGAACTGGAAAATGAGTATAAGAAAAAGAGAGGAGAATTAACAAATGATTAAACGTTGCTTTTTGTGCCACAGAAAAGAAGACCCTAATACAGGATTATGTACTAATAAAAAGTGTGTTAGAAGTAAACCAATTACAGAAAAGGCGGATAAAACATAATGTGGAATATGATTTTTAATGAGATACAGAAGAATTTCAATTCTTTAATGGATAATTTTATACTTAAGATTATAGGGTCTGGAGTTGTAATAATGCTTGTTTACCATAGTATGTTGTGTGCTTTGTTTTCTATCGTGGTTTGTCTTGATTTATATACACGTTGGATCGCACTCACTAAAAAGTATCTAGATAGCGAGGGGAAAGAATCCTCACTTTTAGATTGTGTTAAAAACATGAACGTTGCTAGAAAAGCAGGATACATCAACTCTTACATGATGCGTAAGCATTTTGTTAGTAAGATGCTTACTTATTTTATAGCAGTGTTTGGAGCATTTATTGTAGATACTATTTTAGTTAAAATCGGCACTAAACCGATGATGGTTACAACCGCTTTAGGTTATTTAGCTACAACTGAAATGTTGTCAGTCGTTGAAAACTTAGACGAAGCAGGAGTTGCAATGGTACATGATTTAGTGGAAGTTTTGAAAGGGAAAAGGAAGATATGAATATACAGGCATTTAAACAATACGTGAAAGAAAACAAACAAGAATTCGTTGATTCATACGGCTTGCCGATGGTTTATCTTCACGTAACAGCAGGTGACTATGATACTACATTTAGTGACTATCATTTTAATATCACCGGCGACGGAGATATTAAAATGACCCGTGATATTACAGAACGTCCAAATCATGCAACCTATATGAGGAACACAGGAAGCATAGCTATTACATTGTGTTGTTGTAAAAATGCTATAGCATATGCAAATGGCGGTTGTAATTTAGGAGATTATCCGCCGACCGATGCACAGATGAACTCACTCGCACAAATGATAGCTATCTTGTCAGATGAGTTTGAATTCCCGATTACTAAAGACTATGTCATGACACATGGAGAAGCGGCGGACATTGACGGATACGGATTGTATTCTGGAGACCCCGATTGTAGATGGGATTTACAATTTTTGAGTAACGATGGGGAATATGACGAAGGCGGACGAATTATAAGAGGAAACGCGATTTTTTATCAAAATCACTAAAAGTTATCCAAAAATTGTAGGGGTTAGACACATTTTAATAGTATGTCGTGATATATTTGTCACAAAAACGTTAAAATGCGTATATAGGTCTATTAAGCGTGTTTTTAAGGAAATAGGTATTTTTATGTAAAAAAGGAGCTTAAATGTGCAAAAAATTAGGGATTTTATGCGTAATAATCTTGGTGTCGTTGTTATTTCCGTTTCATTCATCTGCTTATTCATTGGCGGATGCCTTTTACGTTCCGCAGGAGAGCGATGGCGAAATGATACAAGTGCCACTCGGGCAATGGCAGGCGTTGAAGATGGAATTGATAGAGCAGAGCGAGGAGTTCGAACTGCTCAAAGAGAAATTGCAAATGCTGAATCTCAACTCAACGGAGCAAGAAAAACAACTGATGAAATTACAAGAACAAATCAGAATAGCCAAAAACTCATTGCTGAGTGCGAACGAATCATTAGCCGACACGAGGAAAGCATTAAACGAATCGAGGGAATCATTGAAGACGTTGAAACAAGAAATAAAGAAAATGGAACACAAACAAAAGGTAATTAAGCGGCAACGTGATTTATATATGGCACTTGCAGGAGCGTTAGGAGTAGGCTTGATTATAAAATAATTTTATAATATAATATAAAAAGATTGAGGTACAGCGTATTACACAAAGTACACCAAAATGAAACGCCTATAGTATGCAGCACGTGCTAGGCACTAGACTCCCTACTAATTGTAGGGGGTCTTTTTATTTTTGAAAAATTCATGTTTTTATTTCCAATGTTTTTTGTAAAATAGTGGTATTAATTTTTTATCTCACCCATTTTTAACAAAACAGTGGAGATATGACATACTATATTATATAGTGCTATAATATTTTTAACGTATAAATGTATTTTAAAAACACATTTATTTTTGTACCTTTAAATAAAGGAGTGGATAAAATGACCCTATCATATGACTATGAAGAATTAATAGAAGATATAAAATATGATATCGATAACGGTAAATCTTTTGATGATGTTGTATATATTAAACGTAAAAAGAGTCCGTTATATAATCCTATCGTTGATTATGGATATGATAAAGAAGAATTTATAAATAAGTATGGAAATGATATAGAAGAAACAACCATAGATAAACTACTTGTTGAAATGGACAGCATGAATTCATTGATTTAATATGGTATAATATAGTTAAGAAAACTTATCGAATATACCTATTAATCAAAATTGACCGAAATGCAAAATAAATTTAAATGATAAGTTTTTAGAGGGTGGGATTTTATTCCTACCCTCTTTTAACGTCAAAAAACGGCAAAAACTATATTAATAAATAATTAAAATTTGAGAAATTGTAATTATAACAAAACAATAAATAATAGAATATATGCCCACAAATACTAAATAAATTAGTATTTGATAAATTTAACAAACAAGATATTCATAAACCATAAGAATATATAAATTCCTAATAAATGCAATGATATATAGATATTTTAAGTGTTCGTCAATAAAACCGTCAAAAATCAAAATATATTATTAATTATATTTGATGCTTGTTTACGCATGTCATCGGTATAATG